TCAACTGTCATGTAGCATTCAATGATAATGTATTCACCAACACTAAGATACTTATGCCAGTCGTCTTGAATTGTTAATTCATTCTTATGACGTGTATATGTAACTTGCTGAGATGCACCTGTAAGTGTTAACTCAATTAAGCTAAGATATTGCTTAGTGATTTCATAGTTAACCAATGCACTTGGGTTTCTTAAACCGTAAAGGTCATTGAGGAACATCTGATATTTGACATTAAACATGTCAGCTGCATCCCCACCTCCACCAAGGTTAAGAACTCGCGTTACACTTAAGACGGCATCAGGCAAAATAATTACTTTATCCTCAAGAGTCTCTTCGGTGATTTGGTGCTTTACGAAAGTACGAACAACCGCATCTGCGTGATACTCCTGATAAAATTGAATAGCCTCATCGATACGATCTTCGATTTGATCTTCATCGATGTTAATTTCAATAACGGGTGCACCTAGATTGCGTAAGCAATATTCGGCAAGTTCTTGTCTGGACGCTGGTCTAGCCATATGATTATATAGTAGTGTTAGCCGCAGCCCAAATTGACTGATACATCATCCCGTATGTTACAAGAATGTTTCGTAATTCAGTGACAGTGACAATATGTGATGCTCCCTTAACATCTGTTATAGGATAGACTGAATTTGCAAAAGCTTCTTTATCGGTAGATAGTTCTTGAGCTTCACGTAGTAGAACAAGTAACTGCGAAAATGCAGCGCGGTCAGAGTCAGTTACACCTAAAGTAATATCTTCAGTAACCTTGATGCCTTGCTTCTTGGCTACATACAGCGCCCACTTGGCATCACTTGCAGCTTTATTTCTTTGTATGATTTTTTCTACATTTATGTTCATGTTCTTAGTGCAACGGCAAAGGTTATACTGCAATCGAGATTATCTGCAAACGCAGTTGCTGCTGATAAAGTGTAACCAGGCGTTAACTTATCGGTTGATGTAAACGAGCCAAGCTCGCTGTCCTTAACTTTTAGAGAAATAATAACATATTCTCCGATAGTTAGATCCGGGAACTCTATGTAGTCTGACGTTGGAGGGTCTAGAAATGCATCGGCAGTATTTTCTATTATAGCATATTCAAATGGACTGTATACCGTTCCTAAACCAACTCTTCCTGATACGCCAGTTGCGCCAGTTGCGCCAGCAGAGAAATCAGTGACTTCAACGCGTATTATCAACTTCTCGGATGTAGCAAGAAATGGGATATATTCAAGTTGAACTAAAGTCGATCCCGATGTTAATCCAGTTGAGCCGTCCGCCGGCTCAACTGGTCCAAGTGCTACATATTTCCAACCAGATGCACCGGTTTGTATATAAAGATTACCGGCTTCACCCCAACATATAGTTCCCGCTGGGCCCGATGCTCCAATTGATGGTGTAAAAGGTTGTCTTATGCACATCTGATTGCCGTTGATGTCCAACGGCGTGACTGGACCAGTTGCTCCTAGTCCAATTCCAACTTTATTAAAAGTTACATCATTACCAGTTCCTACTTTAAGAGCAGTACACATCTGTGCTGCTTGTGCTATTGTTGGAGTTGCTCCAATGGGGTTATCACCTAAATCTATTGGCATATGTTATTAAGGAGTAAAAATTATTGATTGGCCATTATATGTTAATGGGGTTCCATTGAATGTAATAGCATTTTGACTAGGAGCCGCAGACGGCGGTCTAGGATTTGATATGCTTAAACTAAGACCTAAATTCATATATCAATACAGTAGGATAATGTTAGATGCGCCCGTTGAGCCAGTCTTGAATATTCCAAGACCACCATAAGGCCAGCATCCTGCGGTTAAAGTAAAAGTTGCTACAACTCCATCAACTCCAATAATCTTAAGTGTACAGTCAGCATTTATATGTACACCCTTAAATGGCACACCGGCATCATTAATATCAACAAGAGGAGTAGATCTATTTCTTAATGCGTCGGTTGCTGCGTTTGGATAATAGTAAGTGTTAGGCAGAGTTGTGACGTTCAGCGGTAGATATTTTAACGCAGAAGAAATACTTCTCAATGCTTCTCGAATATGTACGTTCATATAGTTATTTATCTTCTTTGTTTAGAGGTAAGAATGCAGTTGGATTTTTAGAGAAACGCTGACCAATCTTTACAATCCCACTAATGATCTCAGGCGATATAACACCGATGATGCCGTATGTAATTGCTTTGTATAAACTGCTGATGTCGGTTTGTTCAAGAACAAACCAAGCAATACCGCTGGCAATTGCGGCTGTCGTTATCTTCTTAACAAGATCCCAGGTTGTCAGCTTTGCGTCAGACGATAGTATACGTGCTATCATAGCGATAGCTCCTATTAGAGGTATAACCCAACCTCCTTCAATAAAGGCCTTTATCATCGATTTCTCTTGATCCATGTTACTATTTATATTTTATAGCTTTAAGAGATAATCCTCATCAACTATAGTACTTGAATGGATCTTGCGAATAAAAACGTTTCCGTCCTCGCGATATTTATCAATGTCAGCATGTGTAACTTCTCCAAATGTATGCGGGTTCTTCTTACACCCGCGATCAATCATATACTGTTCAGTTTCCCAATTCCAATCAGCAAAGCAAAATGATCGATTTTTCCATGGTATCTGTAAATGGTTTGCCATAGTGCCAAACCAACATTCATCTGCATAAGTATCAGTGTCTTTATCAAATAATTGATGAGTCCGATCATACTCTGCTATAAATGCAATTGCTGCTTCACGTGTACATACAAACCATTGCGACAAAAACATCGCATTCTTCACAGAAACTGGTACCATGATTGCGCGCGACTTTTCTAACTTAAACATTTTGAAAAACCGATGAGCTGCTAATTTATCAGTGTCATGTACATTAAAACATGTTATGTCTGCATGTTCCCATAAGATATCACACGTCTTATTGATATTATACAGTGGGCAATGAGAATCGCTTATCAAAATAAATTTCTCATTATCCTGGTCCTTAAGCGCATGTCGTAATAATTTTACAGTTGCTTCAACTAACGAGAAATAACCCCAAGCCGTATTATGAACACGTTCGCTATAAGGTAAACAGTGTTTAGCAAAACGCGAATTTGTATCGAGGTTTTCCTTTGAATGAATGTATAAGTTATACATATGTGAATACCGTTCATCAAAGAACCGACTCATCAATCCTTCCTTTTCAAACTTATTATATGTTAGCGCGATGAATGCTATTTTCTTAGACATTTTTAAGCTTAATTAAAACATGTTTGATTGCCATCCACATGTCAAGATATTTATAGGTGGCTAATCTGCCCACAAATATAACACCCTTTTCATTCTTAGCCATTTCTTCATATGCTGAATAAATCGATTGACCTTCTCCCCACGGTATTGGGTAGTATGGAATATCGTCGTTCCCACATTCCTTTGAGTATTCACATGTAACCGTAGTCGTCCCAGTATGATTCTGATCAAAGTGGCTATGATCATAAATTCGAGTGTAAGGTGAATGTGAATTGATTTGATTAACAACGAAATGTTCTTCAACTGGAACTCCACTGCGATGATGAAATTCAAGCGTGCGGTATGGCAAACGACCGTGTTTATAGTCATAGTATGCATCAACTTTTCCAGTGTAAACTGTTAATGTCGCCGCGTGTTCCCTCCATTCGTTTGGCTTACAATTAAGATGCACGTGTATGTTAGGGTGGTCAAGCATCTTCCGAAACATTGTGGTATAACCATCCTTAGGAATGCACTGATACTTTTGTCCTTCAAACCAGGTAGGGTCTTCACAATTCGCTGTCTTTGGAATGCGATTAGTGATTGTCTTTGGTATAGTATCAAACGGAACTCCCCACTGCTTTTCGGAATAGTCTTTAAAGATTGTATCAACAATTTCTTCTTGTGACAATTCATGACCAATCTCTTTAATTGTTTTTTGACTGTAAGGAAGGCTGATCAATCCATAATGAGTGGATTGGCCTTTAGGCTGCAGGTTGAATGAAGTCCATTCAGAATAGTCCTTAACAAAATCCCAGACCTCTTCGTCATCGGTATGAAAAATGTGTGGTCCATATTGATGAAGAAACTTTACATTACCAAGTGGTGCATCATAGCAATTTCCACCAATATGAGATCGTGTTTCAAAGATGTCAACAATGTATCCCTTGCGAGCAAGACATACTGCCGCAACAGTTCCGCTAAGTCCACATCCTACTATCTTAGCGGAGTATAAGTCTATTGTCTTTTGCATATTCATAAACTAATTTTTCTTGAACGTCAATATTTGGATATATCTTAACTATTTCATCTAAACTATCATCAAATGAATGGATAAGCTTTTGCATTTGTTGCAATTGTCCAACATAAAAATTGTCTAATCCGACAGGATTACGCGTATATATTGGGTACTTAAAGTTTAAGGTGCGAGGTGAATTAAAAATTCTCATCAGCAAAGGTTCACTCGTTAAACATAAATGATGAGTGAACAAGTCGTATCGAGTGTTGATTACCTTATCATATTGTACACCTGACTCTGCAATTGTGTCAATCAACTTTCTTTTACCAGCCCACATTCGCTTCCATGCGACAATCGGTAATAATGATTTTGCAACTTTGCCTTCAAGGTTTCCTTTAAGCTCTAACTTAGAGTCATCTGCGATTTCAATGCTCTTTATTTTATCTCGGATGCTTTCACCAAAGTAGTGTTTAATCAAATCCGGTGTAACCTTTACAATTACACCATGATCCAATTTCCGGTATGAACTCTTGGCCTCATGTTCTTTCCATGTATGACAATATATGTCAAGAGTACCGACATGTCGCGTAGAGATTAGTTTTTCTACAAATTGACGAAGTCGTGCATCGATCAACCCGTCTCTTATATGGCCTCTTAATGCTAAAGCTACTTTCATTTAGATATATATCCATTATGAATGAACGCATTAACATTACGAAAGAGTTTGCAAATCAACTGAGCGACTTAGGTCTAGGCATAGTTGACCACATCACAATCTATAAAGTAGAAGGAGATCGTTATTACTTTACGGCAAATACCGGAAGACTCCATCTTACACATAAAGAGTTACTTGAAGCGAAAGCTCCATGAATGACTAACATCATTTACTCTAAGTCTGTGGGGATGTATTCGACAACCGGTTCTTCAATTATTGGTTGGTCTGTAGAGATGTATTCGACCATCGGTTCTTCAATTATTGGTTTGACTATAGTCACTCCACTTTCTCCTATTGTGAATACCTTGGGAACAACTGTCTTACATCTCACGTCAAACACCCCATTAGATTGAAGAATCGAATTGAAATGTTGTGCAGTTTCGGCGTGCCGATTAAACACACTTTGTAAGGCTTCAGATTCTATCAATGAATTCAACACATTAACAAGTCTTTCTTCTGGTAAATTCCAAAAATAATCAAAAGAGTTGTTCAACGATGAAACTGCTGTCTTTAAAGCTCTGATTGTATTGTCAGCTAGTTTTTCAATCTGATCAATATCCTTTTGTGTTTGAGTTTTGTTTGTAATCATATTATTCTAAGTATGTGAAAATGAATTGTCCGTTCACGATTGCCATAGTGCAATTACTAGATGGACCACCAGTAAGATTTCTTACACATAATGCAAATTGAGTACCTTCTTGTCCAGATTGTCCAGTTGGTCCTCCCGTTAAAGTTTGTATAGCAACTCCGTTTATATGGAATGTAAAATTTCCTAGCCCGTCGCCAGTAATTTCAACCAACGTAACGGGCGAAAAGGGCGATGTAGTCGTAAATATGGGTGTTGCTCCGACGTTTAGAGTCGTTCCATCCATCAC